CAAGATGGAGTTCATAAGTACTCTTGTATCTTGCGCTGCCGGATTAACTGCGGGTTGTTTCATCTGCGTGTCTACCAAATTTAATTCTTTTTTTATTACCGAGTAGTAGTTAATGTTTCCTCTCGTTAGTGCGCTGCGGTTGTGCCCGGTTGCGTCACCTGTGATTATAAACACTGAATCAGGATAGGCTACTTTTATTCTTTGACATAGCTCATAAATATCAGATTGTTCAAGCCTAAATTCTTTGATGATGTTTACTTTTCCTGTTTCTGTTGACTGCGCGGCAATGCAGGTTATCGGGTCAACGTTAAAATCGAACGCTAACTGTAAATACTCCTGTGGATTGTACTCGCACTCTTTGATGTGCTTTTCTTTTGAGAATGCATAGGCAAAAGGATTAAGTGAAAGGTCAACGTCATCCGCCATGAACTCGCACCTAAATGTCATGCTGTCTAATTGATGCTTGACTGTTTCTATTTCCGCATGGTCTATAAATGGATTGTCGTAGGTGGTGAATTTAAACGCTGCCCAATCATCATACTTTGTGCAGGTTCGGAATAGCTCTTTAAAGTAGGTCTTGCCGAATTTAGGTGTAGATAAAAACCATGCCGTCCCTTTGTAGTCGGTTAGTGTTGCTCTGATGGTCTGCTCCCACGCCTCTTTAAACTTGTTTGCCTTCTCGCACTCGTCAACTATTACAAGGTGGTACTTTCTCCCCCTGCCTGAATCGGGGTTGTCCATTGACCAGATGTCAAGCGTTCCGTTGGTTATCGTTGTTATCTGTTTTACCTGTTCGTCCTTTGACCTGATGACTTCAAAAAGGGTGTTCTTGAGCATGTTCCATGTCTCGTAAACATCTTTGTAGGTCGGGGCGTAGTAGGCTACATATTTGCCGTCTAAAAGCGCATTTACTGCAAGGTCTGTGGCGATTTCAGTCTTCCCCCACCGTCTTCCGCATTTAAGAACGTTAAACCGCTTCTGCCCCTGTATTACTTTCTCCTGATTCGGATGGAGGGTTTTCAGGTTTATCGTTAGCTCCACGTATTATGCGAATAATGGTGTCGTTCTCGGTTTCGTTGATGATGTGTTCGGATGGTTTGCCGTATTTATAACCAAAGTAAAGCTGAGCGTGTTGAATGTTTCCTTTAAGGGCTTCTTTTTTAACTGCTTTCCATATTTCCTGTTCTTCCTCTTTAGTAATACACTGCTCTAACGTTTTAGCAAGGCCAAGTATTTCAGCCTTTGTTCGCCTACCTGCTCCGGGTCTTGCTCCGCCTGTTCCTGCCATTGATTTTTATTGAAGATTCAATATCAATTAGTTACAAATCAACTATTCGCATTTCATTACTTTACTTTCGATTGTCCAGTGAAGTCCCCCGTCAACTGAGGTTTTTTTGTAGTAAACCTGGCCTTGTTCGATTTCGTTGTATTCTCCGTTGCAGTACTTTGTCTGGCTTTCGATGTAGGTTTGGGTGGGCTGTCCTGATGCTGCCGGGTCAATGGTTGTGGTCAGGGTGCAGGTTTTGCAGATTGGCTCGTTTTCTTCTTTTGAGCAGCCCATTAAAAAACAGATGAAGCAAATCAGAAGTATCTGGGTTATTAGCCGGATTTTCTTTTCAACTGATTCTCCGTAGATTCTGCTCATTTAATTTAGGTAAACTTCAATTTCGTAAATTACCAAAGGGTGCGTTTTTATTTTCTTGCTTTTGTTTATTAACATAAACATTTGACGCACTCCTTCAATCCTGCCTTTTTCTACTGGCGGTGGCTGAAAGTTTGCCGGGTCGTACCCACTAAAATTTATTCCTTCTAAATCTTCAAACATAATTGCAAATATAGTTTATTTTTTAATCCGTTCAGCAGTTAGCCCTTTTATTTCTTTACCCTCTTTATCAACATTTAACTTGTTCTTGGATTTGAAAGCGAAGTCGCCTCTTAGGTAGTTTTTTATTTCTTTCTGCTGCTGCTTTCTTATTGCTTTGTATTCTTCAAAGCTCATTCCTTCGGGGCGGGCGGTTAGGATAGGTGTTAGTTCCATTATTGATTTATTTCTAACATATTAAAGTTAGTCCATGTTTTTAAGTGTCCTAAAACATCTTTCGGTAATGGCGGTAGCGGCATCCAATATAAAACATCTTCCGCAAAATATAGTTTTTCTTCGGCTTCAAATCTTCTGTTTTCTGTGATAAATATATTTGAACGATGGGTATGTTCTGTTTCATAGTTTTCCATGAATATCGCCCGACATCTCCCGGTGTTAGATTTTAAATAAATATTTTTGTATTCTAATATTATTAAAACCTCTTGTAGATTTTTTGGGTTTTGTTCTTTAGTTGAAATCCATCCGTTTGTATTCATAGTGTCGCTCGTGTTATTTTTTTATCGAAAATATATGTGTGAAGTATCTTGTCAATGTGGTGTTCAGTTTCGGCTATCTTCCATGCCTGCTCGCAGAAGATGGTGTCTTCGCCAAAATTACTGATTCCAAAATCAAGATGCTTGAATTTTTCTGTTTTAAATGCACAGCAGGAGAATGGTTTTCTTTTCGTAATTCCATTGGCGTTAAATTCTTCGTTCTCGTTTTGCAGTGAGAAGTTGATAGTTGATTCGCCCCACTCTTCAATAATAGCGGTTTGGTCGAAGGTGATTATGTCTACATCTGATTCTGCGGCTTTTAATAGCTCTTCAATATAATCCTCGCTGCACTTATCATCATCGTCTAAGAATGCAAAATACTTCCCGTTCGCTAACCTCATGGCTCCCGTTCGCTTTTCTCCGATGGTTCTTTTTTTGTTGTCCATAAAAACAATTATTTCAGCTTCAGGGTAGTTGTAAGATTGTGTTAATAACTTGTCAACAAGTTTTTGAAGCGTAGTAAAGCGTTCTGGGATTGAGCAGATTAGTATTGAGAGCGTCATTTTATTTTAAATTGAATGCAGTAATAAAGCCACCCAATATTAAGATAACAGAAATATTTATCATAATAAAAAGATATGAACGGTAAAAGATTTAGGTTTTTCCAATCCCCGTCTTCTCTTGGCTTGTATAAATTATATACCTTCATTTTATTACTACTAAAACATCATCATAACGGTTTTTGATGTGCCTGCGGTCTATTGTCTCTATTGTTTTTTCTGAATCTATATATTTATAAAACGGAACCACTTCTTGTATATCTTCAATAATATAGATACCATCTTTATTTAAATAAGGTTTGAAGTTTCGGTAAAGTAGCATTTGTTGGTCAAAGCTGTGGTTCGCATCCTCAATTATCACATCAAATTTAATGCCTAAAAAAAACTTTTCTATCGTTGCCTGGTCTTCTGCATCTCCGATAAATATTTTGTGCGTTCCTTCGGCTATTATCGGGCGTAAATCGTACCGGCCTCCTATTGGGGTTTCGTCACAATCTATCCCGTAAACATTCGCTTGTTCTGAAAAGTATCGCTCCCACATTCTCATTGATGCCCCTTCAAGCAGCCCAATTTCTAAAATGTTTTTCGCGGTTGCCCTGTAGGGGCGCAGGATTTCTTCATACACTTCAATATAGCTGTGAATTGACCCTTTGTCAGATTCGTGTCCCTCGGCTTTAAGCTGGTTGTAGATTTCCTGTAAAGTCATTTATTAAAATGATTTTTATTGACATAAAAACATCGGTGTGGCCCTCGTGCATCATAAGCGCTTCCGTAAAAACAATCCCAACCCGCTTGTTTAAATTCTTTAATTACATCATCCATTATACCTTCAAAGGCATAGGCTGGAGTTATTATGATGGCATGATAGTTTTCATTTTTAACAAATATTTCTTCATGCCAATCTTGCTTTAATAATTTTTCATTAAAGTATTCTATTGGAGTGTTCAGTCTGGGGTTGCTATTAATCTCGACTGGTTTTATAGGATGTATTTGGTTCATATCGGATAAAGTTTACCTTCTATTTCTACTGTTTGGGTGTTTGCCGGGAAGCCTAAGTTTTCCGGGTGCCCGATTGATACTATTCTTCCTTTGCTCAGCCAGCTTGCAACTGCCCCTGTTGAGCTTCGGTTCTTGATGTAGTGGGCGCATTTTGAGAATAGCCATACCATTAACACAGGTTGCAGCCCTCTTTCATATCCTGATACATTTGAGAATCTTTCAGGGTTATCTTTCGCTCCGTACGGGGCTTGGATAAATTCTTCAACTACAAACGCCTGCGGATATTTATTTAACAGCGGGTCAAGTATTCCCTGCTCTTCGGCTGTACACATTATTCGCATATCATCCGTTAATACTTCATCAATGAATGGGAAGTAGGTTTCTATCGATATTCGCGGCCTGCCGTCAAGATAAATATCTGTGCCCCTCCATGTTATTCCGATTGTTTTTGTAAAGTCAATTTTGTATTTGTCAACAATCGCCCGCCCTCTTTGATTCGTTGCTTCGTTAAATTTTAAATGCCTTTGATAGTATTCTTTTATAACGCTTAGCGGCTGCGCCATAAAGCCTACCGGAGTGGGGTCTGCCCAGTTTTCCCATGTCCATGTTTCTTCCCGTTTTTTATTTCCGAATGGCTGCTCAAAAAACCAGTCATAGGCGTTAGGAATTTTCTGAAATTTAGCATCATCGTTGTAAGATTGTACCGATAATCCTTTCGGCCAGTTGATGTATGCCGTGTGGCCGGTTTGCTCGGCTGCCCACATTTGCCAATAGTGGCAGTACAGCCACGTGGTGAGGGTGCTGTGTATATCGTTTTTCTCTAAGAATATATTCATTTTTCTTTAAACACTTTTACTGGTTCATCATGATTTCCTCCCATTGGTTCACATTTATATCTTAAATTTATTCTTTTACAATTTATGCAGTATTGAATGTATTGCCATCTTTCAACTGAAAATGGTGAAACACGATAAACAAAATATTTTGCTGCCCCGCAATTCCAGCACTCCTCTAATGAATCGTTTTGGTTGAGACTTTTTTCTTTTTCTAATTCAAAGCATGTCTCTAATTCCTGTTCAGAGATTTCTTTTGATAATAAAAGTTCGCGTATTTTCATATCGGTGTAAGTATTTCGCCATCGTGCTTAATTTCCGGATAAACAAATCCGGTTTCTTGATTGATTGTTTTCCAGCTACCGTGAAAACCGAATGGGCTGCTGTGGTGATAGTGTGGATTCGGATTGCCTCCCTGACCGAAGTGTGACGCTGTTTTCAGGTCTGCAAACTTAAATCCTTCCGCCTCTAACTGATGACGGTGGGTGATTGCTATCTCGCCATCCTCGTACATCCTTATGTTTTTTTGAAGGTTGTGCGCCTGTTCGTTCGTGCCATCCCACTGGGGATATTTTTCGGAAACAGATTGCATGATTGATTTGCTGCGAAACGAAAATCCACCTACTCCCATAACGTCATACTGATTAAACAGTGCTCCAATGTAGTCGTACTGCTCCCATTTTTTGTTCCATGCCTGCGGGTTGAGTATCCACCCGTCTCGTTGAACTATCAGTATGTGTTTGGTGTCTACATACTCGTGAATTTTTTTTAGCATGAATACCGAGTAATGAATAAGTGTTTTTACTTCCTTTATTTCTACTTTATGAGGATAGTCGGTGGAGAAGTGTGTAAGAAGTTTTATGTCTGCGAAGTCACAGAGTGCCTTGCACCGTTCTACTACTTTTATGGCGCGGTCAATGTTGAGGCAGTCAACAATTAACAGGGTGGTGGTGTTTAAATTTGGTTTCATCTTTTTTGTTTCCATCCGAGCGACCTCTTGCGGTTTATTTCTTTGATGCGGTCGCGGTAGTAGTCCCGGTAGTCCCACGCCATTCCCTGTGACAAAAATATTGCTTCTTTGTTGAGCGGTGTCGCTTCGCTAACGTAGTGAATCCATCCCTCCGGGTCAGTGTAGTTGAATCCGTGTTTGTGCATGATTAGGCTGAGGATGGTTTGGTCGTGGCGGGTTCCAAATATTCGCGGGTCGTCTCCTAATTGGTTGTCTTCGTTCTTCCAGCTTCCTTTGAAAAGATGAATGTTCTCAAAGTACTCTTTAAAGATTGTTTGCCCTGCCGGGTGGTCGAAGTTTAGCCCTACAATACATGCCATCGCGTGAGGTATGGAGTACGCCTCTTCGCGGGTGTAGCCGAACGCTTTTAGCTGCTCATCACTTGACCAGTTACCAGTGCTCCATCCGTTTCTAAGAACAAAGTAGCCGTCTTGTTTTATCTTGTCAAATATCGGGGTAGGGTTGTGCTGTGCCCACACTGCGGCATCGCACCACACTACCATCTTGTGCAGTCCCTCGTCTTTAATATCTTTAAAGGCGTAGGGCTTAAACGCGTAAGGTATTTGGTTATGTTCGGGGCATCCCTTTGGATAGGTGTTTTCCCATACCCGGTGGCGCAGTCCGTACTTGGAGATGGACTCAACCAGCCTCTTTTGCCCTTTTGGATGCCAAAACTTTACCGCTACGTTTATGAACATTTTCCTATTAGTAGATTTTCATCATTAAACAAAATCTCTTTATATCCCGCAGCTAAGTTAAGTATTTCTTCTTTCCTTCCATCATGCTCGATGCACCATAGTTTACAGTTTTGAAACTCGCTGAACATCTTTAAGAATAGCTCTGCGCTGGTTGCTTCGGTGTCTATGTTAATGAAGTCGAAAATGTCTCCGTACTTTTCTTTTAGTGCAGCAAAGTGAATGCCGTAAACTTGGGTAGGCTTGAACGGC